TCTGCTTCGTCTTCTAGATATAGTTTGCTACCGTCAGGATCAATAAGAAGATAATCCGTATTCTCCTGTAGTAAGTATGAAGGTACTCCACCTAATTTCAAACTAAAATCACCAGATGCGACAAATTCAACACGTGTTTCGATTATTTGAGAAGGCTCAACACGCATAGAACAATTTGTAATCTGAGCTTCACATTCATACCAAACATTTCTAATAGAAGTGTAACTATCAAAGTTAAGAAAGAAACGTCCTAGAAAGTCAGAACCCTGTTGAAGTCTAAGAATTAAAGAAGCAAGGTAAAAAGAAAACTCAGGTTTTATGGGTAAGCGAGTTTCGTAATCATCAATGGCATAACGACTTTCCCAAAGACAAGTCATTGAACCTTGGCCTGAAATTAACCCTGCTTCATAACTTCTTTTAAACTGTTCTCCGAGCGATTCAACTCGTACCTGTTCTCGATTAGTAGTAAATTCAAATTCTCTAACTCTTGCTAAAGGCCTGTACTCCGTATTCTTGACTTGAATTGTTATTTCTTTAGTGGCCGACGGTGTTACAAGGGTTAAAGCTTCTTCCTTCTTACCGTCAATTGCAGCACCAAAATTATCAAATAAACGTATGCCGCCGACTGGATCAATATTGATATACCAAGCTCCGTCTGAATAATTATGCCCAGAAACTAGCTCTAAGGTTGATTCATCTTTGGTTGCGATAGTTAAACGATCACCGGTAATTAAACTTCCTAAATCTTGTTCAACTGAAAATCTTTTTCTACTTACATTGACATCCGAAGGTGCTAAAGACGTATGTAACGCCTTATCCATTGACGAGCGTTTTAACTCGACAAAACCACCTTCTCCCAGATAAACAGGCACAATTTATAAGCCCATAGATTCGTGAACTGGTCCTGTAGTCTGGAAACTAATATCGGCTGACATCACATCACCCTGAGCACTGGTAATTGCTGCACTTGAGATCATCGCGTCAAAACTAAGTGAGCATTCAGTCGTACCATCCATAAAACCAAGCGTTAACTTAACTTCTTCGGCAGGATCAGCAGTTACGGCAGTACTAGACGAGCGACCTTTTATAACCTTATTAAGCAATGTAGATGCGTCACCTTTATCACTAGCACTAGCCCTGTAGTAGAAAATTCTGCAAGACCCCGTTCCATTTCTTAAACCATAATCCTGCCTTCTATCTGTATCTCCCAATGCCGTGACATCTAGAAGTTCTTGGTTAGATGTGTAAGTCCAGTTCTGTACTTTTGCTGCTTGTGTGTTACCGATTTTTAACACACCGTCCTTACCAGAGAAAAATGCCACAACTTAACTCAGTTAGATTTGCTGCTTACATACTAACTCCCATATTGACAACCTACAAAAGAACAGCGAACATTATGGAAATTTTTATATGTGGTCGTAACTTTAGGAGGTTCCTTATATCTCCACTTCATCCCATCCATATTAGAAGACATACCGTCCATATAACCCCATAAGGTACTGCTATCAATACCCGCTAAACCGTTGGTACTATTGAATGTTAAGTACTCGGTATCTGTACTATTGACCTGCGTGTAGTTCTGAAGAATGGAGGCGGCTTCACTGTCAGACAAGCCTTTAAAACTAATATCTAATTTGGCATCCGTTCTTTTATTTCCATAACGAAGAATTGTCTTTGCACCATTTTGGGCTTCAAAAACTTCCTCTGGATAACTACCGGGATCGAAAGATCTACTACTCGGTGCTTTATTAATAGGAAAAGGTTTAATGCCCATCTTATTCAAACTGGTTACTCCATTCTAAGACCTTTAATGTTCCCGAGGAAGTTAACGGTACATAAGAACCTGCAACTTCAATAAACCCTTCATCATCAAAAGTTATCTCTTCAACTTTGTAACAACGAGAAGTTGTCTCAGTTTGATTCTCAGTAAACACACAACCAAATAAACTTGAATTAGTTGCTTTACCGTTAGAGATATTTAAAGTTGTCGCTGTAACATCCGCATCTCCGGGTTTCCATGAATAAATAGACATGCCATTCGTTACAGGTCTAGAACTCTGAATATTCCCATCGTTAGAAATACTTCCGTTAGAAAATCTGCTGGTATGGGTCGCTTCACTAACAACTCTGATGTACTGACCGGGTTGTAAACCCGCTGCTGCTGTAGGCGTGGTTTGGAAGGTTATGCCATGGTCCACTAACTCTCTAACCTTAAGAGCGTACTTAGCAAACATTACGGCGTGATCTACCCGAGTACAGAAATTTGAGAAATCAAAAGTTTCTATCGGATCACTTGCACTACCCGATCTAAGACGAGTTGAATACAACTTTGTTTCAGGAAATCCGTTATCTTTCTCGTCTCTGTAAATAATATTCGCTGTAAATAACTGACGTTCTTCGGGGCTTAACCATGCCACTTTTAAGTCACGCATATTTCCATCGGTGAAAAGTGCGCTAATTGTCGGTCTCGCATTAAAATCAATTTGATGAGTACCGGTAATAGGTATTGTTGGTCTCAAACTAAACTTGCCACCTAAAATTACAAAATCTAAGAAGCAATAAGAGGCTTGCTCAAATATAAATTCCCTTAAATTCTGCTTCTCTGTGATAACACCGTCCCAATAAAAACCATTAGCTGCACAGAACTTTGCTGCCTTTGCCATATCTGATCTCTCTACACTTGTCGCACCAATTAGATTACCCGCACCGCTTTCAGTTGAAGTTAATAAGTAATAGGCTATCTCAGGAAATAGATTTGAAGATCGCTTACTTGAAGTGCTACTGCTTCCGGGGTTATTAAGTAAATCTTCTACAAGAACGCCTCGCTTGATGTATGCAGAAAGTTGTGAGAAGTTAGACCACTCTTTTGAACTATTAATTCTTAAACCGGCAAGAGCTATTCCAAAATTACCTTCTCTATATGTAATGGTTCCATTGGTCTGTACTAATTCGTTAACCACCACAATCTCATGCTCTGGACCATTTAAATGACTACTTCTTTCTGCGTCATATAAATAAAAATCAGAGATAGCATCGAATGGATTTAAGTTATTACCTTCGGGCCAAGGTGCGTCTTTAACAAGAGACGAATCCTCTGTATACATTCTTCCTATATAAGTTTGCGTTCCTCCACCGGGTACGTTGTAGGTAAAAGAAACATAGGCATTATCTGTATAACCCGTTCCTGCTGTGTTTATCTTCCAAGTAGCGGGATAAGCCCCTCCTTGAGAAGTTTGATAAACCGTTACATCAATTGTTAACCCTGTACCGGTATTACCAGATGACGCGTTTAGAGAAACAGTTTGCACTGCCATTGTTCCTCCGTCTGTTACTGCCGGTGTGCCTTTAACTATCTCAAAGTCGTAATAAATACTTCCAGTCGAACTAACGAGATTACCGGGACTGTACCTAAAACCATCTTTAAATACACTGTGCTGAGTCGTATTAGCAAAACTATTTGGATTAGGGGCATCAGGATCGTCTGTGCTCCCATAAATTTGCCCTACGTACCTATTTTTCCACTCAAAATCAATTGCATAATATCCATACGTCGGTCTCCAAGTTAATTTACATGAATACATATCAAAATCATTATCGTCTTCGTACTCTCTTCCACTCTCTACATACCCATTAACACTAGGTATGGATAAAAACCCTGTAGCT